CATTCTTCTCACAGAGTGCTATTGACCGTGGAGTGGACACAGACATCCAAGAAGACTACTTGGTGGATGCGGTGCTTGGCGTGGACCTTGCACGTTTTGGTGAAGACGATAGCGTGGTATACATCAACCGTGGAGGCCGTTGTCGTAAACTTGCAACCTGGACTAAAGCGACTTCGATTGAATCAGCCACTAGAATACATAACTTGGCAATCGAACATGGCGTTACTCAAGTTCGCATTGACGCTGCAGGTTTGGGTGGCCCGATTGTAGACCAGGTGGCTGCACTGGCTCAGGACCGCTACGTTGTAATCTCAATGCTTGGTTCGGCTGCCAGCCCCGACAACACTCGCTGGCTCAACGCTCGTGCCTTCAACTATGATTCACTTCGTGAAGCAATGCTGGACAACCGAATTGACATTGACCCAGACGACAAGGTTCTGCTGGAAGAGATGCTGATGATTCAGTATAAGTTCTCGCTCAAGGGTGCCATCCAGATTGAGTCAAAGGATGACATGAAGTCTCGTGGGGTAAAATCCCCTGACAGCCTTGATGCTTTGGTCTATGCAACGGCAGACTTAGACCACATTATCAACGCACCACACGCTGGCATGAAGCCTGGCGATAGAGTTGAGTTCGACAGAAGCCTTGTTGACGACTATGACCCATTCCTTTCTGGCTGGGTTTGGTAGTTTTAAAAACCTTTTCGGTGTGATAGAATAGGTTTACACCTATTTTGAGGAACTTTTCATGGATTTTGAACAAGAATTACAGGCACAAATTGCAGAGAACGAACTTCTCCGTGAGTCTTATTCTTCGATGGCGCAGGCAGTTCTTGCCTTTGACGATGCAGGCTGGAACACCGCCAACGCATCTGGTGCTGGAGATGGCTTTACCCTAACCGAGCTGAAGGATGCCGCCAAGCGTATCCGTGAGCAGACCGAAGGTAACCCACTACTAAAGCGTGGTTGCGGTCTAAGAACTTCTTACATTTTTGGTCGTGGCGTTTCATTCTCTGACCAGCCACCTCGCATCCAGCGATACATTCAGGACCCACGTAACCAGGATGTTGTCTTCTCGCCTGAGGCGCAGATTATTAACGAACGTGCAAACTTTACTGATGGCCAGTTCTTCCTGCTCGCCAACGTAACCACCAAGCAGTTCCAGCGAATTCCGTTTGCAGAGATTAGTGCAATCGTAACTGACCCAGATGATGCAGAGCGTATCCGCTACATCCGCAGAACGTGGACCAATAAGGTGCAGGAACTTTCTTCTGGTGCAGCTCAGTCAAACGCCAGAGAAGTCTGGTATCCTGTGGACACCTACACCCCTGAGAATGGTCGCTACGTTTCTACCATTCAGGGAGTTCGTGTGGACTCAAATTATCGCATGTTCAACTTCCACGTTAACCGCCGAGCAGGTCAGGTTCTCGGAGTGCCAGACGCATTCCCTGCTTTGCCTTGGGCACACGCATACAACGAGTATCTAAAAGATGGCTCTCGTATGCTAAAGGCTCTAAGCATGTTCGCTTGGCAACTCAAATCAAAGACTAAGGCAGGAGCAGTAAATGCTGCAGCGCAAATTGCAAGCCCTAAAACTTCTGGCTCAGTGGCTGTTACTGGTTCTGATATGGAGCTTAGTGCTATGCCTCGTGGTAATAACATCAATCTTACTGATGGTCGCCCTCTTGGTTCTATGGTTGCTTCTGCCCTTGAAGTTTCTGTGGTTGCGTTGCTCTCGGACCCTGGCACCTCTGGTGCGTATGGCACAGCGCAGACGCTAGATGTTCCAACCGTAAAGGCGATGGAAGCACGTCAGCAGTCTTGGAGTTTGTTCTACAAGCGTGTGCTGACTTTCCTTGGCGCAAGAGCAGATGCACTTGAGATTAACTGGCCTAAGATTGAGACCGAGCCATCGCAGCGTTTGACCCAGGCTCTTGCCTTGGCTTACGAAAGCGGAGCGATTTGGCAAGACGAATATCGTGCTGCGATTATCGAAGTTCTTGATGTTCCACGCTTGCACTTGACCCCACCAGTTGAAGGCGAAAGCAGCCCAGCAGCCGATGGCGGTAGTGCAATTCCATCGCAAGGAAACTCTGGTTCGGTAGGTTCGATGCAGGATAATGCGAACGACCTCTTGCCTGGCGACAACGCACCTGTTGCGTAATACATTTGTGGTATAATTAGTCTAGCAAATAACTATTGGAGATTTTATGACTGTTTCGTTGAACGAATCAATTGCCTTCAGTGCCACTAGCACTGGCAAAAAGTGGCAGGTCAAAGTCATTGAATCTGGCTGGGGTTCTTCTGGATATTACCCTGCAGAAATGCTTGCCGAGTATGGTCCAAAGACCTTCAAAAAGGGCACCAAAGTATTTATGAATCACCCATCGGTTTACGAAGAGAATGACCGACCAGAGCGTGACATAAACCAACTTGCTGGTAAACTAATTTCTGACGCTCGGTTCGATGGAACTGGGCTTGTCGCAGAAGTAGAGTTCTATTCACACTTTGCTCCAATCATCAAAGAGATGGCTGGAGATGTAGGCTTGTCAATCCGTGCACTTGGAGAATCTCGTGTAGGTGAGGCAGAGGGCCGTCAGGGTCCTATCATCGAAGCTCTAGTGGCAGACCCACTAACCAGCGTAGATGTTGTAACCGTAGCTGGGGCTGGTGGCAAATTCTTGTCGCTGCTTGAAAGTTACACAAGAAAAGACGATGAGGCAACTGTGCTGTCGGAGTCTGTATCGGAAGGAAATGAAATGCTAACTAAGGAAGAATTTGAAACAGCAATTGCTGACCTCAAAGAAACTTTCGCTGTTGCTTTCAGCCCTCTACAGGAATCAGTAAAGTTCCTAGTAGAGTCTGCTACTCCTGCTGAGACTGAAGAGGCTACCGATGAGGCTGCCGAAGAAGAAGTCGAAGCATTGGACCCTGTAGAAGTTGCTGAGAAGTTCAACGAATCTGGTCTTCCAAAGATTTCGCTAAAGCGTGTTGCTGAAGCAATGAAGTCTGAGACCAACACAAAGACTGTAGATGAATTGATTGCTGACGAGAAGAACTATGTCTCGGCTGTGTCAGAGTCTGCAACCAAGGCTGCTGCTGCCGAGACCACTGGTGTCATTAGCGAAGCCTCAACCACCACTGCTGCTGATGAGTTTAACGCTATCGTTAACCGCATTGCTGGCAACAAGTAAAGAAAAGGAAAAGTAAATGGCTCTTAACGAGATTTACAAAGACGGCAATGAGCTTGTCCTACCTGTAGCGAGCACCGTAAACTCTGGTGACTTGGTAAAGGTTGGCGCACTTGTTGGCCTAGCACAGCTGGATGCATACGCTGGCGAGGATGGTAACTACTACACTACCCTCAAGTTCAACGGTGTTGTTAAGCTCTCAACCCTAGTAGCAGTTACTGTTGGCGCAGCAGTTTACATGACTTCAGAGGGTGTTATCAACGTTACCGCTTCAGGTAACAAGTTCATCGGTCACGCAGTTACTGCAAAGTCAACTACAACCGCTGGCGACATTTACGTTCGTTTGACTCAGGCTGCGTAAGGATAGGCAATTATGGAAAACATTACTAACCGCAACATTGAAGCTGCGAAGATTCTTGAGGGTGCCCTTCGTGGTGACCGCAAGGACAAACTAAAGCTCCAGGAAGGTATCAGCACTTCTGACCTACCTGTTCAGCTTGCCCCAACCATCAACAAGATTCTTTTGGAGAACTACGCAGTTCAGCCAAAGGTCTGGGACCGCTTTGCGACTCGCATGGTGATGGATGACTTCCGCCCACAGCAGTTCATGAACTTGCGCTACGAAGACGATGGTAAGGACAACGGCGGAGACACTTTCCGTGAGGGTTCACTTCCAACCGTAGGCGAGTATGACGAGTACCCAACTGCTGGCTGGTTCTCAGTAACCGAGAAGAGCCTTGCAGTGAAGAAGTCGGGTCAGCGCATCCGCTTCTCATGGGAAGCAATCATCAACGATGGCAACATCTCGCTTCTTGAGCGTCTACCTATTGAGCTTGCTCAGAAGGCAGCTGGCAAGGAAGACGAAGAAGTTACCAAGCAGCTCGTTGCTCCAGCAGGAATCAACACCGCTAACTTCAACTCAGGCAACGCTAACTTGCTTTCAGGCAACCCAGCACTAACCATGCTATCGCTTGAGGCAGCAATTGAGCACATCAACAAGCAGTCATACAACGGCAACCTAATCACTCCGATTACTCGCTTTGCTCTTGTTGTGCCACGCTCACTAGAACTAACTGCTCAGAAGATTCTAGCAACTCAGTCAGTAGAGACTTCAACCACCGTTGGTGGCGTAGTCACTAAGACAATCACTGGAAACCCAATCGGTTCACAGGTTGAGATTGTTGTAAACGACTGGATTACCAAGATTAACTCTGGTGCAGGTAACTACTGGTTCTTGCTTCCAATCCCTGGTCAGTCACTAAACCCATCGGTAGCCCTAGGCTTCCTACGTGGATACGAGACCCCAGAGCTTCGCATCAAGGCAAACGGCGGAACCTTCCTAGGCGGAGGTGACGTTCCTGCTCGTGATGGCTCATTCGACAACGATGACTTCGAGATGAGAATTCGTCACATCGCAACTGGTGGCTTCTTGGTTCCTGCTGGAACTCTAGTGTCAACAGGTGCTGGTTCATAACCATTGCTCCAAATCGAAAGCCCCCTCTTCGGAGGGGGTTTTCTTTTTTGTGGACTTTTGTGCTATAATAGACGGACAATTAAATATCGGGGCAACTAATAGAGTAACGACCAAGAACTAAACTCAAGTGAA